ATGAGGAAGACCTGGTGGGTCGCCTGATCGCCAAGATGAAAGAGGGCGGCAATGCGGATAAGTGGGAGATCATCGAACTGCCAGCATTGCTTGAAGATCCGCCGTGGCCGGAACGCTATGACCGGGCAGCATTGGAGCGACTGAAGGAGAATTCCAGTCCGCTGCAATGGGCGTCGATGTACATGCAGAATCCAATGCCGGAAGAGGGAACCTTTTTCAAGCGCGAGTGGTTCTGGCGCTTCGATCCGCGGCTCATGGGACGCGCACACAAGTACACGACTGCCGACTTTGCCGTAACCGAAGGCAAGGGCGACTTTACCGACATCGGTACACACGGTTACATGGACGGCAAACTCTACTTGGCCTGCGATGGCTGGTATGGGCAGACTGCTGCCGACAAGTGGATCGAGTCGCTGATCGACCAGTTCAAGACACACAAGCCGCTGTGTTTCTTCGGCGAGTCCGGCCAGATCAGGCGTGCGGTCGAACCGTTCCTGCTGCGCCGGATGCTCGAACGCAAAGTCAGTTGCCGGATGGAATGGCTGCATCGCCCGCACGACAAGGCGACCATGGCCCGTGGCCTGCAGGCAATGGCGAGCATGGGCAAGGTCGGCATTTCCAATGGCGAGTATGGCGAACGTCTGTTGCGGGCATTGCTGATGTTCTCAGGAACTGGCGAGAGCAAGGGCGATGACCCAGTAGATATGGCAGCCCTGATGGGCATGGCGATTGACCAAGCGCATCCATCACTGACCCATCAGCCGAAGTTGCCTGAAAAGACGAGTGACGGCTATCGTCCGGTCCAAACCGATAACGAGGTGAAACTGTGGCGCGTGGTGTGAAAGGCAGGGCCGAGAAGACCGCCATTGGCGAGGACTCTGCACACGCCCTCGTCAAACAGCAGTTCATGGATTCTGAAGACCAGTCGCTCACTGAGCGCACTGAATCTGAAGTCGCACGCGACTACTACGACGGCAAACAGTGGACCGATGCAGAGGTCAAGAAACTCTCGGATCGCGGGCAGCCGGTCATCACTGACAACAAGCTGCGCGACAAGATCGAGTTCATGTTGGGCTTGGAACGCAAGGGCCGTACTGATCCGAAAGCTTATCCGCGTAACTTCCCGACCGATGAAATGGCCGCCGAAGGCGCCACTGACGCGCTGCGTTTTGTCTGCGACACGAATCAGTGGGATTTTGTGCGCTCTGCTGCTGCCGAGAACATCTTCATCGAGGGCCGTGGCGCGCTTGATGTCTGCATCGACAAGAAGCAGTCCACCAAGTATCCCAAGATCGTGGTGCGGAAAATCGCATGGGATCGCTTCTATGTCGATCCGCATTCGGTGTTACCGGATTACTCGGATGCAGCATTCATCGGTGTCATCACCTGGATGGATTACGACGAGGCCGCAGTCATGTGGCCGGAGCGCACCGAGTTTCTGGACGCCACGCTATCGGATTCGTCGGTCAATTCGGAGACTTACGAAGACCGGCCGATCTTCTTCATCAATGCCAAGAATCGCAAGCGCGTGCAGGTATTCGAGCACTACTACAAGCGCCGTGGACAGTGGTGGTACTGCAAGTTCGTAGCAGCAGGGTTCCTCGAAGACCCGGTGGTATCGCCGTATCTCGATTCCGATACTGGTGAACCGATGCACACTTACGTCGCACAGGCGCTCGCACGTGAGCCAAAGACCGGACGTGCTTATGGCATGGGTCGCCGACTCAAGGATTTGCAGGACGAGTGGAATAAACGGCGCTCAAAGGCGTTGCATCTGCTGAATGTCAACCAGATTCACATGGAAGACGGTTCTGCAGGCACCGATGCCGAAGCCATTGAACGACTGCGCAAGGAAGCCGCGCGCCCTGATGGCGTACTGAGTTTCCTGCCTGGCCTCAAATACGATGTCGTGAACGGCGTTGAACTCGCACAGGCGCAGATTCAGTTGATGCTGTTGACCGGTCAGGCATTGCAGACCACCGGGCCGAATGCTGCACTTGCCGGTCTCTCCGGCGAACTGTCCGGCAAGGCCAAGCAGCTCGACCAGCAGGGCGGATTGGTAGCGATCGACTCGCCGCTCGATGCGGTCAAGTACATGAGTTTGCGCGTGTATCGCAAAATCTGGCATCTGGTGAAGCAGTTCTGGAACACGGAAATGTGGATCCGGGTGCGCGATGAAGAGCATGTCAAGTTCATTGGCCTGAACCGGCGTGTGCTGCGCGGCGAGATTGCCGCCGAAGCACTGCGCGATGCCGATATGCCGGACGAAGTGAAGCAACAGAAGGTTGCTGAGATTGCTGCCGATCCTGAAATGCAGCAGGAAATCGTGCTCAACAACATTGCCGAAATCGACGTGGACATCGCCATCGACGTATCGCCCGATGTCATGGCTTTGCAGCAGGAAGAGTTTGGCGTGCTGGCCGAAGTCTCCAAAGGTCGCAGCGACGTGCCATTCATGGCATTGATTGAGGCGAGTTCGCTGCGTTCTGATACCAAGCGCAGGGTGCGCGAGCAGATGTCCGGTGCCAATGATCCGGCCCAGCAGAAGATGGCTGAAATGGAAGCCAAGATGGCCGAGCTGGAAGTCATGGTTCAGACAGCCATTGCCGCAAAGACAATGGCGCAGGCGAAGCAGGCTGAAGCTGCTGCTGCCGAGAGCAAGACCGATGCCGCCGTGAAGGTGGCCGAATTCCTGACTGGCGCGAATACGCCTGCCGAGAAGCAGGTTCGCGTCAGCTAAATAGCGCCGCCGGCTAAACGGGCGTTCCTATCGGGTGCCAGTGACCGTTACCACTGGCGCGTGTCGCCGACGAGCAATCGGGCGTTTCGTGATCCACACGTAAAAGGAGTGACGATGGGACAGTTGGACAGTTTTTTGGTTGCCGGTAAGGCAGCAGATTCGACCGCATCAACGCCAGCAGCTACGGCTGCGGCGACAGACGTAAAACCCGTCGAGACAGCGCCAGTCGTTGCCTCTGCGGCCCCTGCAGCGTCGGCAGGGCAGGCTTTGGAGAAACCCGAAGGTGCAGCAGCCAAGCCGGAAGGCGAGGTTGCAAAGCCGGATGGAACCGAGCAGGTGCGGGACGATAAGACGGGTCGATTCAAGGCCGATGAGCAGATGGTGCCATTGAGTGCGCTGCAACAGGAGCGGCAACGGCGCCAGGCTGCAGAACGGGCAGGACAGCAGCAAGAGGCTCCAAAGAAGAACTTTTGGGATGATCCAGAAGGTGTCATCAAAGAGCAGGTCGATCAGGTTCGCGTCGAATCCAAGTCGCGGTTCTACGATCTTTGCGAAGAGCGTGCCAAAGAAAAGCACGACAACTTCGATGAGGTCGTGAACATCGTCATGGAAGAAGCGCAATCTGACGAAACGCTAGGCCGGCATTTGTTTGAGCTGGTTGATGGAGCACGCGATCCAGCGGAGGCGTTGTATCGTTTCTCTGTCAACCGTCGCGAAATGCGAGCGGTCGGTGGCGACCTTGAAAAATACAAGGACTCCATCGCGAAGCCATTGCGCGATGAATTGAAGACATTGCAGGCATCGTATGAAGCACTCAAGACCCAACTCGATAATCTGTCCAAAGTACCCAACTCACTATCCGCAACGCCGTCCGCGACTCGTGGCGATCTGGCTGCCGATCAGGCAGTGACGCGCAAGCCGCTGTCGGAAATCGTGAAACCCCGAAAGCGAGCATGACCGGTTAGCCGGCTTGCTCAAGGAGTAAAGGAAAATGGAATCTGTACTTGCCACCAACCTGCAAGTCAGGCGGTGGGAAGAGACCTTCTTCGATGAATACATTCGAGACGGTCGGTTCAAACCCTACATGGGCACCGACGAGTTCTCGATGATTCAGTTGAAGGAGGATCTCGAAAGCAAGACCGGCAAGGACTTGACTATCACGCTCATCAACCGGTTGACCGGTGCTGGCGTGACTGGCAAGACCACGCTGGAGGGCAACGAGGAAGCGATGGTCGAACGGACCTTCAACTTCTCGGTGGACCGTGTGCGCCATGCGGTGCTGCACGATCGGCTCGACGAGCAGTATTCTCCGATCAATCTGGTGACGGCCAAGCGGTCGATCATCAAGAACTGGTTCATGGAGAAGATGCGCGACGAGATCATCACGGCGTTCGGGTCGATCCCGGTCGCTGGCAGCACGGCAGTTTCGTATGCGGCAGCGTCGGAAGCGCAGAAGGATGCGTGGGTGGTGGACAACGCTGATCGCGTGATGTATGGCGCATTGGTCGCAAACCATGTGTCAAACGACTCCTCAACCTCGTTGGCAACTATCGACAACACCGCTGACAAACTCACCGGTGCGCTGGTGTCGCTGAGCAAGCGTCGTGCCAAGACGGCGAATCCCAAGATTCGTCCGATCAAGGTGGACGGCGACGAAGAGTGGTATGTACTGTTCGCGAACTCGCTGGCATTCCGTGATTTCTCGCTGGACACTCCGGTTCAGCAGGCCAATCGCGATGCGGCGCTACGCGGACGGGACAATCCGCTG